CCTGAGCTACCGGATGTACCACTTACACCAGATGTGCCTGAGCTACCACTTATACCGGATGTACCGGATGTATTAGATCTTGGTGTATTATAACTACCATGACCATATATACCTGATGTTGAAGACCCTTCTCCATAAGTTACTTCATATCTATCAAACATAAAAGAAGCATTACTTTCTATTTGTGATTCACCATCTCTCACCGAAAATGTTATTTCTCCAAGAGATTGAATCCATATATTTTTAAATGTTATTATACTATGTATGCTACCAAAATTATCAAATACTATTATACTTGCATCAGTGACATAATCATTAGGTTTACATGATGGTTTATCTTTATTGTCAGAAATAAAAGAAATCCAATTATACAAAACCTTCCAATTGAAAAATTCGACATCGACAACGAAATTTATATTAAGTGGATCAAATGTTATTCCCCCTATATGATAATCAACATGTTTACCCTGCCAATTAAATTCTGTATTTTGTAAACTAATACTAGGAAGATTTATATTATGAACATTTAAATGGAGTTCATCAACAGAATGTATACTACTTTCAGATGGAATTTTACCTATTATGAATGTATATTCGGTTGATGTTGCTTTACTTAAATTTAGTGTCATTATACCTCTTCATTATTATTAAGAGTTGCTAAAAATATATCACCTACTGAAAATGTTTCAATAAAATCTAATAATATTTTATATGTTTGTGTGGGTGCCATATAATAATCAACTTCAAAATTTAATTCTGTAGATGAATTTGATATTTGTATTTCTGTCATTTTTATTCCTTTTATAATTTTAAAATATGAATATTATTACTTCATTTTCATATATTTAGAATATCATCCTATATTTCTATTTAAAATTTTCATAATCTAATAATAGTTTTGCATCTTCATCATATTCAATAGGTCTAAATGATACAATTTCTGAAGCGGTGTTATCTGCAAAAATTTCCTTTTCTTCATCATCTCTTTCAGCAAAACTATTTTCATCCATGTAGTATCTATTTACTATTTTTCCAGATGATTCGCTATTCCCAAATCCAGAAGTTCCAGATTCTGATATCCATGAAATACCATTTCCTGAAGAAACAAAACCAGAAACACTACCAATGAGTTTCTTTGTTTCGACAGGTTTAAATAACCATGTTTGTGCTGTATATGTAATATCCCACTTCAATACTCTAGCTTCCTCTTCACCAACATCATCTGTCATTACAGATGAACATCCATTACATATTATCTTTACATCATATACAATATTTAATTCTGGGATTCTAACTCTTATAAAAGCATGTGGTGCAAAGTATGGCAATACTTGTTCAAATATTTGATCGATATCTACTAAATGTAGACACCATATATTTGCTGTAAATGATATATTATATGGAATAGCATTTTTAGCATATATTCCAGAATCATTGGATGAATTTACAAGAATATCTTGATATTTATTTGTCAGTCTTGATGGGTCAAAATCAATACCTGTTGTGTATATTGAAATCATTGGTAATATTTCTTCATTTCTTCCAAGATCTCTCATCCATAAATATGATTTAGATTTAGGACCATATCTTATAGGAACCTTATATTGTCCTTTTACAACACCATTAGTGTCATATCTCTCAATGTTTATATTATTAAAAATATCAAGAAATTGTATTGTTGTTCTTCTTATTGATTTATAGAAAAAATATTCAGACATTAATTACCATCCCATTCTTTTTTAATATTCTCAATATACCTTTTAATTTCAACGGAATTCATTGTTATAAGAACAGAATAGGGTATTGCTGAAACACCTGGGGATTTCAATAAAAAATCTTTCAATATATAATAAGGAACTTCTGTAAATTTCATAATCCTCCTCTATCAACATCTAAAATCCTTATAAATAAAGGATTTTCAAAATCCATATATACTTTTATCTACACCATCATAAGCGCTTAATGCTTCTGATTGTGTATCAATCCAATCATTATCACCATATGCTGATATACTTAAAGAAGTATTAGTAGATATATCATCCAAATCACTAGATACTCTTCTAGCAGAATCTGATTCCTCTGAGAATCTGTAAGGTTTCAAATATAGAACATATACTAAACTATGTAATTGAAAAATAGCTTGATCTTGTGCAACATGGATTATTTCAAATGTTCTACCACCTGTCGCATCTTCATCATTTGTAAAATCATAAGTATACCAAGGTATTTGTATAACATCACCTGGTTTTGGTAATTCTGTTTCACTTACATCTCTTACAAATACAGCTTGTGGTATATGAGCAATAATTTGGTCAGTAGCTAACATACCAAACATAGAATATAATGTTTGAACTTCACCGACTTCATATAATATTTTAGTTGTTTTACCTTCTGTATATTCAGCATCTTGTACTTCACCATATAAATCATCGGGTTCAACAGAATTGCTTCGTGGGTAATATATACATTCTATTCCTGCGATATCAGTGTATTCTGTAACATAACTTTCAGCTAATTCCCATTCAGGATTATTTTTTACATCATATATATTCAAATTAGGCTTTGATGACCCTATTTGTGATCTCATTTTTCGTGGTATAGTTGTTTGTGGTACATTTGGTATTAATGACATAATTTATCCTTTATGTAGAACTTCTTATTTTTTATTATCCTATGTATATGCCCATGCCCTCAAGGCACTCTTGTTCTCTTAGTTCAACATCTAGTCTTTCTAATTCTGCCTGTCCTTCTTGTAATAAAGCATCACCATCTAAAGATAACCCTACATTAGAACCTACTGCTGTGAAATTAGAAAATTTTGATCTTATTCTACCCAAAGTTACTTTGCATAAGGCTGTAGCGTAATCTAAAAACCATATATTGTCATACATATCCTCATCTGTTCCTTCTACTACATATGTTCTTAATAATATATATCCTGGTGTATTTCTTACATATTCAGAACCAGCAGATGTTGTCCTTGTTACGGTTGTTTCTCCGCTAATAGGAGGTGGTGGTTGTATTTCAATTTGATTAGTATATTTATGATATGTATAATGATACGCATCAACAACATATCGTTTTAATGTATCTAAAAATTCTTTTGCTATATGATATGATACTAATGTATACCCATCTCCACCACCCCTCATTAAAATTTGATCATACATACCCATCTGATAAAGATAATTTTCAACTGTGAATAATGTATGAATTGATCCTACAGCACTTATATTATAATCAAGGACATCAACAGTATTGGCTGGTAAGTCATATAATGTTTGTCCACCACTTAATAGAAGAGTAATATAACTTTCTGATGTTGCATTTCCTATAGCCCATTTGATATATTTTTGCCTTGTATAATCTATATTATCGTATATTAGTGTTTCGTCTAATTCCACTTTTATCATAGGCGCACCTAGACGCCTTCTAATTTTTTCAGATAATTCTGTTTTTGTTGTCATATATATTACTCCTCTATTGAGTTGCTATATCAATTCTATTTATTTAAAAATAAAATTTATTTATTCTTGTATTTTATAATCTGACACCCAACCCATTGAATCTTCAGTGTCTGGTTTTATATCAGAGAGTACACCCCATATTTCATCTTCAGTTTCTTTTTCATTTAATTGTTTTTTTAAAACAACTTCTTGATCGAACATACTCATATGTGATATATATACAGCCCAATATAATCCACTCACTAAATCATCATGTAAATCTTGACCAAAAAATCTCTCATTACTTTCGATAAATGATGCTAATTGTTCAACTGTTTCTTTATCGTTAATTTTCAAACATCCATCTTCTATAAGTCTTTTCATTAATAAAACAGCCTTGGGTTTTGTTGTCCTTGTTGCCCTAACACCAAGATTTTGAGCTTTTGTTCCTGTATTTACAAGTCTGTCTGTCTCAATATCCCACCATAATTTATTAACAACAGCCGCCCCTTCTGCATTATTTTCTACCATTATATGTGCCATATTATAATAGATAGATATTCTATTTATAATTTCAGTGAAATCATATACATCTGTAAAATCATCAGTAAATACAGCAACTTGTTCGAAAGATAAAGGATTTAAAGACACAAATTTTAAAACTTGTATTACAGACGAATCACCACCTGTTCCTTTTGCTGTATCACAATTATGAGTTATTAGATTACGGCATAAGAATGTATGTGAGTTTGTCTCAAAATTATAAACATCACCTTTATATTGTGATTTTGTGATGTTTTTTATTTTTATATAAATTTGTTTTTTATCATCACTAAAATAGCAGTATCTTTTATTTTTATTTCGTATATTTTTTATTTTTGATATATCAAAATCTTTATATACTAAATTATTTAATAAATTTACACTATCATAATTATGTAATTTGAGTCGGTATGTTTTTTTTGTATGGCATCTTTTCGATATACCAACAGATGAAATATAGCCAAGAGAATATAATATATCTTGTATATCTTCTATAAGAAAAAGTGAAACACTAACCATAGACACATAACATTGATTATTTTTATATAAGATACATTCATCACTATCAATATATCCACGAATCAATTCTAATTTATATTCAATAGGTATGAATTTTACCCATTCAGATATATATTTTTCATGTGAATATTGACCAAATGTGTCTTGTAAAAAATGATGTATTTGTTCACTATTCAATTGTGTGTATATTGTCGATTCATCTTCTTTTTTGATTATATTCACATCTTTGTTATATTTTTCTAGAATATTTTTAATCTTTTTAACAAAATGATATTCTTTATTAGCATCGTGACAAGTATGTATACTGTAACTATCATTTTTATTTTGTATCCATCCATTACCAAGCCACACACCAATGAACCACCAAAAATCTTTATCTTTCAAAGGATTATTTGTTAATCGAAAATCCATTCCTGTAATGTTCTTATATTTATTCCATTTTTCATCCAAAACATCGGAAGATATTATATTGTTATATATATTGGGGAAGCAAACCCAATCATCTACATTTGCATATTCGGCTTTTGTGTATTGAAAGTTAAAATCTCTGTATTGGTTATTTTTACATCCCATTCTTTTCATTTCTTTAGGTTGATGTGATATAAGTATGGGGTGTTCACCAGTGAATTTTGTTTTCCTTACTGATCCATATGTTTCAATATCATAAACATCTCCTTCAAAATCTTTGTATATTTGAATATTTTTTATTTCAGTTTCATTGCCATATTCATCATATAATTTATCTGAAGGTAGAACATTAATAATATTTTTGATTCCTTTATTGGTAAGGACGGTTTCATCAGGGGGTAAACATCCTAATACATATTGAGTATCTTTTTGTGGTTTTTCATATATTCTGAATCTTCCTTTCATTTCAATTAATTCAGGTTCTTTAATTTGTGTAAATAAAGATTCTATTGTTTCAGGATCAACAACAGTATTAGTAGATCCTATAAATTCACATGCATATTCCTGAGAAAATTTTCTACTTCCAAGATTTTTTTCTTGCATTTTTGCCCAGTTTTCATCTCTGCCGGGAACATCTTTCCAAGATGATTTAAATGATTTGAATCCATTTAGATTTCTTTCTGCTTGACTATAAAGAGTGTGAAATGAATTAAACATACCATGTGGTGTTGATACAATAACAATTTTTGCATCTGATGATGCTGAAATTGTAGGATAGTTTGCAGCCCAGAAAGAATCTGCTACTGATTTAGGTACAAATGCAAATTCATCCATACAATTTTTCGTGTGAAAACAACGATTTACGATAAACATATTTTTTTCATTATTTACATTTATAACATCAAACACATTATCTCTTCGACCACACGATATGCTTGATATAGAATCCGAACAGCCATCAATTTTATCAATACCAGTAGTAAGTTCGTAAACTTTTTTCTTTTCTCCTTTTACATAAAATGTATGATTGATTGTTGATGTAACCATATCATCACCACTTTTTATAATAAAAAGATTATCTTCCCCTTTTTTGTTGATTCCTTCGAAGTCACACCAACCGTATGGTGTCAATATTTCATATTTTGTATTTTTTGAAAAAGACATATTATTTTTCCTTCCTTCCAACGATATATTCATTTATGATTTTAAGACATATATCCTTGTAATTTATCCATTCATTTTCGGAAATGGTTATTAATTTTATTCCATTATTCTTACATTGTATAATTTTTTGATTATCTTTGAATTTAGCATATTTGTTAGAATGCCAATAGTCTCCGTTATATTCAAATGCTAAATTTAATTCAGGTAAATATATATCTAATTCTAACATTTTGTTTGTTAATGGGTTTTTAATGATACTTCTATCATTTTCTATTATTGTACCATCATATAATGTTTTTATATAATTACATAGTTCTTTCTCGTCTTTTGAATATTTTGGTTTACATATAGGACATCTTTTTCCTTGTTGAAAATTATTGAAACATACATTATATTTATGACCCTTTTCACACATAATTACTAGCATTTCTTTTCCATGTGAATATTCTGTTGATAATAGATTATATCCTGTTTTTTCAATATAATTTTTGACAAATTCATATGTGTTATTTTTATTACCGAAACAATACCCACATCTATTTCCATTATTTTTAAAATTGTTAAAATTAGATGTAAAAATATGATTTTGAGGACATATTATTTTTAGAGGGGACTTATTATTTTTATATTCTGTTGATAATAAAGTATGATTAAAAATAGAAATATAATCAGATATTATCTTAATATTATATTTTATATTAGACATTTAATTCCGTATGTAATTCTTCTAATGTAATATCCTTTATTT